CTCGAAGCAGGAGCATCACGAAGGCGAGGCTTGGGAAGGCGAGGATTTCCGATTCATGACGGTTGACGTCCAAAAAGGCCACTTCTGGGCAGTGATCCGAGCTTGGAAGATGGGCGGCGCCTCGCGGCTGCTATGGGAGGGTCGCGTGGATGCTTACGAGAACCTGCGCCATTTACAGGAGCGATACGGGATCGAGAACCGATTTGTCTTTATCGACTGCGGATATAAGCCCGAGGAGGTCGCTAAAGAGGCGCGATTGTCGCAGACCACCGAGGACACGCGACCTTGGAACCTGCTACGCGGTGAGGAGGCGCGGGAAGGTTACATGAAGAAGATTAACGAGAAGCGGTATCGTCGAGTGCATAGCGACTTTATGCGAAGCGATCATTCCGAGGGATTTGTCTATCGTTACGTCAAGTTCTCCAACCTTTTGTGCAAGGATCGGCTTGCCGCTATGATGGGAGAGGAGAACTTTGGCATCCCGGTTGACGCGTCCAAGCAATACCACGCGCAAATGCAGTCTGAGCAAAAGAACGAGATTTCTCCTGGCGTCTGGCGATGGGTTTCCAAGAAGAAGGCAAGCGCGGCGAATAACCACTTATGGGACTGCGAGGTCATGCAGGTCGTCGCGGCCTGTCTCTACAAGGTCCTAGTCGCGCAGGAGGCCGTTGAGAAGTAAACCCTTTGACACGCGCCGCCTATTTAATGGCTAACTGGGTTCAAACGGCAAGAGACTGGGCAAGGCGCGGGATTGAAGATCCCAAGTTTGCGTCAAAGCTAAAAGCAAGGCGCAACGCGGTAAGCGACGCGAGCCTAACCGCTGGAGGATTGCAGCAAATTACGAGCGCAAGCAAGAACGGCATCAGCACGACGATCAACGGCGGGGTCAGCCTAAGTCCGCAAGAAGAACTGGCCGCATTGACCCGCGCTTGCGAATGGGTCGAGGTTGGATTCGTCCCGAGTCAGACCAAAGGTTTTGGTAGATTTTGACAGATAGGCTTATTCAATGGGCGTGATCTTAGACCAATTCGGGCGCAAGGTTTCCTGGCGGGCAGCTAGGGCAGCGCAGTGGGACCAATACCGCCCTTGGGAGCCAACCGAGCGGAAGGACATCTCCGACCTTATCCCCGAGCAAGATCGGCAGACGCTACTTTCCCACGCTCGCCGCATTTACATCAATTTCGGGCCGATCAAAAACGCGATCAACCAGCGCTCGATGTATGCGGTTGGCCGCGCATTTGTGCCGCATTACGACGGCATGGATAAGGAATGGGGCGCGACCGCCTCGGCATGGCTCCGGGATAAGTTTTACCCGATTGGCGACGTCCGCGGCGGGATGCACGATCTCAAGACCAATCTTTTCACTTGGTCCAGCTCGCTTGACGTAGACGGCGAGGTATTTGTCCTACTTACCGAGACAAAAGAAGGATTCCCGCGCTACCAAGGCATCCCGAGCCACCGAATCGCTACCCCGCAAGGGATGAAGGACGGACCAATGCGAGGCGGGCGCCTACGCGACGGCATTGTCTACTACGCAAGCGGAGCGCCAAAAGAATACGCCTTTGTCGATCAAGAGCAAAAGCTAGTCGAGTGGTTGCCGGCGCAGAATGTTATTCACCTTTACGACCCCGAATGGCAGATGCAGGGGCGCGGTATTTCCGCCCTGACTCACTGCATCAACGACTGCCGCGATATGATCCAATCGACCGAGTGGGAACGCTTGGCGATGCTCCAGATGTCGAGCATCAGCTTGGTCGAATACAACGAGCACGGCGGACCCGACCCAGATGATCCGTTTACCGAGCTTTCGGGAACGTCTGGCGCCAAGAACGGCGTAAGCGTCCAATCAATGGACGGCGGGACAGTCCGATACTTTAAGAGCAACAGCGGCGGCAAGATTGATACCATCGTAAACAATCGCCCGGGCAACCCATTCTTGGAATTCCACGAGCGATTACTCCGCTCCGCCTATGCCGGCTTGAATTGGCCTTATGCGTTTTATTCTGGCCACGCTATGGGTGGAGGCACAGCGCAGAGGACCGAGATCGCGCTTGCCCAGCGAGCGATTGAGGACCGCCAAGATTTGCTTTTCTACGTTACCAAGCGACTAGTCGGTTACTCTATCGCCAAGGCGCAGAAGCGCGGCGACCTGCCGCAATCTGCCGACTGGTGGAAGTGGTCATTTAGCACCCCGCCGAAGCTTACAATCGACGACGGGAGAGCCGCTAAAGAACTGGATATGTATTACAAGATGGGCGCAGCCAACCTTTGCGACCTTGTGGAAATGCGCGGCAAATCAGCCGATGAGCATTACATGGAACGCGCCGAGGACATCGCCATGAGAAAGATGGCTAAAAAGGCCGCAGAAGAAAAATACGGCATTGAGATCGACGACCGCGAGATGTCGATGCTTACGCCTAACGATCAACCAGACAACAACGATGCAATTTCTACAGATTGAAAACAAGGCCGCGAAGGTCAAACTCGATGAAGTTGTCCACAAGGACAGCATGGACACGCTAATTGACGAAATCAGCAAGGTTTTCGGCGCTCAAGCTTTCGAGTCTGGCCTAATTGACGGCGAGATTACGAACCGCATCGAGAATGCCGCTGACACGCTTGACATCGACATCCACAGCCCGGGCGGTTCCGTAATTGATGGATACGTTCTCTACAACGAGCTACTGGATCTCCGCGAGCGTGGCGTCTACGTTACTGCTTATATTACGCTTGCCGCTTCTATGGCGTCCGTCATTGCTATGGCGGCTGATAAGATCGTGATGAAGCGCGGCGGTCGCATGATGATTCACGAGGCCAGCGCGGGCATTCGCGGCAATGCCGAGCAGGTTCGCCAGCAAGCTGAATTGCTTGAATCAATCTCTGACGAGATCGCAAACATTTACGCCGAGCGCACCGGCATTGATAAAGAAGAAGTTCGCGACATGATGAAAAAGGAAACCTGGATGAGCGCCGACGAAGCGATTTCGATGGGTTTCGCAGATGAATCTTTTGACACAAAAACAAATAATAGTATGAGCATACTCGATAGAATTACCAAACCCTCCAGCGATGAGGCCCAGGAGCGCATTTCCGCACTTGAGGCAAGCATCGAAAGCCACGACTCCCAGATCAGTCAGTTTCAAGCCAAGGCCGAGCAAGCCGAGGCAGCTTTGCAAGAGGCCGTTACCGAACTTGAGTCAATCAAGAACGAAAAAGACCTTGCAGTTGCCCTCAATGCCGATCTTGAGGCTAAAGTTTCTGATCTTGAGAGCAAGATTGTCTCCCTGACCGAAGAAGCCGAGGCTGAAAAAGCCGAGCTTGAAGAAAAGGCCAAAGAAACCGATGAGAAGGTTGCTGCTAAGGCATCCGAGCTGCTTGCCGCGACTGGCCACGATGCGCCTGTTGACCTGGAAGGCGACAAGGTTAGCGCCATGAGCCATCTTGAGGTCTTCGAGTCCCTGACCGGCTCTGAGGCGACCGCTTACTACAAGGAAAACGGCAAGGCAATCCGCGCCGAGATGCGTTCCCGTAAATAATCACCCTGAACCAAAACCAACAACAAAGTAACATAATATGTCTACTCTATTTAACGATAAGATTTTCGCACAAGAAATCTTCCAACAGCTTACTCCTAAGCTGAATCCCTTCCGCTACTTTGCGCGTGACGTTTCTCCCGCAACAGCAAACAAGGGCGACGCTGTGGTTGTTCCTCTTTTCGGTAACACCACCACCACCACATTCTCGCAAGCAAGCGACGTGTGGGAGCAAACCGGCGGCACTATCTCCGCCATTACCGTGAACCTGAACCTGCAGGACATTACCCCAGTTGACCTTACCGCAAAGCAACTTGCCGAGTCCGGCGCTGCTGGTAACTTTGACGCTTGGGCGGTCCAGCTTGCTTCTAGCCACGCAGATCGTATGCTCTCGCACCTGTATGCTGGCATCACCACCGGTTCCTTTGGCGCAGCCGCAGTTTCCACCGCGATTGCCAACTACGACCGCGACGTTCTTCCGCTTATCCGCAAGGCTGCCGTCAACGATGGCGTCCGTGGTCCTCAAGCTCTTTTCGTCAACCCTGACGTGGAGGCAAACTTCTTGAGCGACAACAACCTGACCCTGGCCCTGAATCGCGGCAATGCCTCGACCATGACTGAGGGTGAACTGGGCAAGCTCTACGGTTTCGACGTTATCTGCGCACCGCAGCTTGGCACCAACAGCGTTTCTCTGGTTGGATTCGCTACTGGCCGCAACGCAATGGCCGTTGCCTTCCGCCAGCTCGGCGACTACCTCCCCGACGAGGACTACGCCGCCAAGGAAGTGCTGACCGACCCCGAGACTGGTTTCTCCATGCTCTACACCCGCCACTGGAGCCGCCCGCAAGGGAAGTGGTTCATCAACATGCACTCGCTGTTCGGCTTCGCCAACGCAGTGACCAAGGAGATGAATCTCATGGCACGCACCGACTAATCCCAAGCACATTGGTTCTTAAAGCCTCCACCTGGAAACGGGTGGGGGCTTTTTTTGTTGACTATGTGGCAGATCCTGTGTAAAACGACCCCGACATGGAAAATCAAAAAGTCAGCCTGTGCGTAATTACAGGCAACGCTAAGAAATATGTGGAGCGGTTCTTGGACTCGTTCCAGCCGCACGTGGATGAGATCGTAATGGTTCGCGCCATCGGCAATCAACCAATCGACAACACGCTGGCAATAGCCGAGAAACGTGGCTGCGTGGTTGGCGAGTATAAAAATACGCACCACGACTGGCCACACGTTGACGACTTTGCCGCAGCCCGCAACAAGGCATTCGACATGGCAACCCACGACTGGGTGATGTGGGCAGACCTTGACGACGTGTTGGAGGGTGGCGAGAACATCGTCAAAGACCTTGCCAAGATTCCAAGCGACGTTGCGGCCTTGTCTGTTCCCTACGATGTGCGCGACGATCAGGTGCGCATTATGCGTGAGAGGGTAATCCGCAAAGGATCGGCCCGCTGGGTCAATCCTGTTCACGAATGCCTAGAGTTTAATGACGAATGGAAGACTGGCGATCAAGTGCGCTGCTGTGAAACCAATTCATGGCAACACGTCCACATGCCACAAGGACCACGCACGGCAAACGATGAGCGAAACGTCCGCATCCTTGAAAGTATCGAAACACCGACTGGCAGCCAGCGATTTCATTTGGTGCAATCGCTACGCGCAGCAGGGCGAATTGAGGAATCCATTCAAGAGGGCATCAAACTAATCCAAAACCCTCCCAGCGATCTTGGCAAGTCTGAGATTTACGAGACCATTTTCACCCTCGCACAACTCGCACCAGATCCAGACCAACGCGCACAGCTAATGGCCAACGCGCTTTTGACCGACCCGACAAGGCGCGAGGCGTATGGCGACATGGCCATGCACCAGATTGGCTCAGGCAACCCGCTTGGAGGACTGGCACTAGCCAAGGCAATGAAGGCTCAAGATTTGCCAACACCGCCGCCTTGGAATTTGCGTCGCAAGTATTACGGTTATGCCGGCAACCAAATTCACGGAGCGGCATTGAGGGCTTGTGGGCGTATTCACGAGGCAGACGCAATGGAATCCAATGCCTTCATCGAGTCGGGCGCAAAGATCAGCCTGATTCACGCCACGAGAGGACGTAGCCAGCAAGCCGCGGCCTGTCGCCGCCTATGGTTTGAAAGGGCAGCCAACCCGGAAGCCGTCGAGCATATATTCTGCCTTGATATGGACGACTCAGGCTCGCATGGTCTATGCATTCACAACCACGTGCTGGCACGAGGCAACGGTGGACCAGTTCAAGCGTGGAACCTTGGGTGCTGTAAGTCTAACGGCAAGGTGCTCGTTCAACTGTCTGACGATTGGGTGCCACCACTGCATTGGGACGCCATGATCCTGCAAGCCATTGGCGACCTAGATAAGGAGGCTGTCTTGGCTATCTCAGACGGCCACCGACAAGATCAATTGATGTGCATGGCTATACTGACCCGAAAAAGGCTAGAGGCGCAAGGTTACATGTTCCACCCTGAGTTTTTTTCCATGTATTCGGACAACTGGTATAGCAAGTGCGCGTGGGATGATGGAGTGGTGATTGACGCCCGAGACAGTATTACCTTTGAACACCGACACCCCGTGTTTGGAAAGGCCCAGACTGACGCAACTTACGAGCGGAGCAATCAGCCTTACAATTACACGACCGGCAAGTGCATTTATGAGCGGCTAGTTGACGGCACCAAGGTCAGCGCCGATTGCGAGGGCTGGTTTGACTTCCGCGACGTTTATGACCACGTGGCCAAAACCATGCCAGAGGATGGCGGTCTATTTGTCGAGGTTGGCGCCTGGAAAGGTAAAAGCGCTATTTACCTATACGACCGGCTGGCCGATCTTGGCAAGAACTGCAACCTGACCGTGGTGGACAACTTCAAGGGCGATGCAGACACTGGCGCGGACATCACCAAGGCCGATTTGATTCAAAACCTTGATGGTCGTGCCGTGGACGTGATTGAAGGCGAAAGCGCGGATTCTGCTGACGGATTTGCCGATGCTGGGCTTTGCGGTGTCTTTTTGGATGCTGCCCACGATTACGAGCATGTATTGGCAGACATTAAGGCGTGGAAATCCAAGGTTCGAGAAGGCGGATTCTTTGGCGGTCACGATGTCGATAGCAAGGAAGTCCAAAAGGCGCTGCAGGACGCAGGAATTAAATACCAATGCGCCGGCAGATGTTGGATCGCAGAGACCGTAAAACACTGACAACAGAATCAAAAACCATGAATCCCACACTTTCCATTCTCACCCCCACAATCCCTGGACGCGAGTCTCAGGTTAAGAATCTCGAAAGCGAAATCGCTAAACAGGCGGGAAATTTGCCCGTGGAACACCTTGTGCTTTCAGATAATCGTAAGCGAAGTATTGGCAAAAAGCGGCAAGCGCTGCTGGACATTGCACGCGGCGAATACGTCGCTTTCTGTGACGATGACGATTACATCAAGCCGGGTTATGTGGCATCCATTTTGGAGGCGGCGAAACAATCGCCCGACGTGATTACGTTCCAGCAAGCTTCTAGCTACAACGGGCTGAAATCCCGCGTAATTTTTAAGCTAGGCCAAGGTGATTTTAAATACAACCCTATGGGCGACACCCTTCGAGATGCGTGGCACGTTTGCGCATGGCGGCGGGACCTGGTAAAAAACTGCTTGTTTGGAGACAGCAACTATGGCGAAGACGCCGTATGGTGCCACCAAGCACGCCACTTAGCAAGAACCACCGTCCACATTGACAAGATCTTGCACGCTTACATCCATGACGCGGCAACTACAGCCGCGCCAGAATAGCGCTTGATATGGGGAACTGCGATTGCGGTGTGCGGCCTTTGTCCTGTGCCTAGCGTATTGACACGCCGCGCAATTATATGGGCGTGGATGATTTCCTAAAGGCAAACGACGATGCAATAGACGCGATCCTCGGGACCAAGACGATGGTCTGCGGCGGTCAGACCTTCAGCGTTGTCTGGAACGACGAGACAAAGGCGCTGGAGGGCGAATTTGGAGGGCTTGAGGGCGACATCCAAGCCGTCGCCGTGGCGCAGACCGCAGATGTCACCAATCCGAAGTCGTTGCTCCAAAAGCGCTGCACGATTGGCGGCGAGTCTTTTCGAGTGTATCAAGTTCGGACTGGCACAGTTGCTACTCACTTCATCCTCTCGGATATTAATCAAGCTCGATAATGAAGATCACCGCCCAAGTCTTGAACGACGCCAGCATGAAGCGCGAAATTCAGCGTTTTGAGAAGATGGTCGGGCGAGGTGTAGGTGATGGCGTCAAGCAGATTGCCGAATCTACTGGCAGGGCGCTTGCTTCTAAAATTCGCCCGTATGGAATGTCGGCCAAGAAGGGCAAGGAGTTCGAGGAGAACATTAAAGAGCAGATCCGATACGTCCGATATGGCGTCAACGTCGGGGCGTTTTCTGGCAGCTCCATTGAGGCGGCTCACGAAGCCCAGAGGAGAAAGGGCCGCGTTAGAATCCGCAAAGTTGGCGGCAAAGGATGGGAGGACAAGATCAGCGAGGGCGAATGGCAATCATACGCGAGGCGGAAAGCCAGCAACGCCGGCATGGTCAAAGCTGGATGGATTGAAGCTACCCAGAAGGCCACCAAGGACGTTATGAAGCGCATCCCCTTGTGGATTAAGCGCCACGTCGGTCGTGGCGTTGGATCTGGCCGAATGTATAAGGTCGGCGCAAAAACCTATCTCGACCTTCAAAATAAAGTCCCATACGCGAGCGACGCGCAAAGCGACTGGGAGGTGGAAAGCAGCCTAGAAAACGGGCGAAAAAATGCACTCAAATTTATGATGCTCCAGATCAACAAATCGACAAGAAGCTTTAAGCAATGACAGTAACTTATAGACTGAAAGACGCGCTGGCGGATTACCTGCGCGAAATCAGGCCCAGCGAAAGCATCGCGGTGGTCGACGCAACCCAGCGGGCAGAGATTGCTTTGCCGACTTTGGCCGCAGAAGTTGGCGACCCAGAGCCGCACAGCACGGCGCTTGCCCACGTCTATCGCTGCCCGGTTGAGATCAAGCTGAGGACTCACGCCGGCGACGAGGGCGATTATCCGACCTCCGATGTGAATACCTGGATCGACCAGATCGAGACCAGTCTCAACGACCCAGCAGACGTGAAGGCATTAATCAGCGACGGATTGCAAATCGACTACTGGCTATATGGCGGCAGCTCCCAAGAATGGGATGAGAGCATCCTCGAAACCACATTCACAGCCGAGTGCTTGGTTTGCCGCATTTGACACCCACCGAAAAGTATCATGGCAACTCAATTTGGCACAGATGCCCCTTTCGGGCTTACCGCACAAACCGGCATAATTTCGGACGGCGGCTCAACTAACTACGTTCAGCAGAAGAAGGTGATTATGGACAGCGAAGGCGACCCTACGGCTTCGACCTATTACGGCGAAGGCGTCGAGGGAACTCGCACCGGCTATTTGCCCACCACATCCCCCTTCAGCACGACTCTCGCTGCCTCGGTTTCACTTTCCGATGCCGATGACGATTTCCTTGTCGGCACTGTTGGCTCCGTTTCCATCGTGGAGAACGTGTCCATCACCAAGTCGAATGAGGACTACAAGCGCATCGAGTTTGGATACAGCAACTACGTCGGGATCACCTAAGCCTAGGTGAATCCTAACGTGGCCACCTTGAAATGAAATGAACAGGCCAGCAACAATTCCGAGATTTGCCGTTTCACAAGTAAGCGGCGAGACGCAAAGCGTAGACAACCTGCAAATCGCTGCGGTGATCTACGCCTTTGACGTTCCACTCCTTGAGCAGCGTCCGTATGACACCCAAGCCGGAGACGGCATTAAGGGAGTCCGGGTAATCTGGAACTTTGACCAGAAAGACGCCGGCGGCAACAGTCCGAAGGAAATCGCCCGCAGGTATTACGACGAAGATTGGCACAAGTTAAATCCCGATCACCCGCTGGCGGTTTGCAAACGGGCATTTGATTGCCACGCTACGCTCAAGGCTACT